GGCTCGCCAGCGCCAGTACCACGGAAAATGTAGTGCTCGCGCTTGGCAGCGATTGCTACGGCGAACAGTGCCGACAGCATGGTCTCAATGGACATGGGGCTATCGTTGATCAGCTCGTTACTGGCCTGAGTGTAGCCGCCGACTTTCTCAATGTTCCATTTGATCTGCTCGAAAGCAGGGTTGGTCTCGGTCAGAGCGGCATTTTCCGCCGTGCGAGCTGCAGTCAAGCCGCCAGCAAAGGCGGTATCACCGACGCCAGCAGTGGGAGCGGTAAACTGATCAAGGGAAGGCCAGTTACCACGAGGCGAGGTCACGGGCACAACTGTGACCATTTCGCGCAGTCGTGAAGACTCATTGGCCATCTGTAGCAATGAAGTCTCATACTCTTCCGGTACGAGATAGCCGCCGACAGCACCTGAGCCTTCGCCCATGTCCGCCTTGGCAGTCTTGTAGCTGCCATAGATGTTCTTCAGGCGTCGCTCGTCTTTGCGAGCCACGGCGACCAGGAAGTCACCAAATGACTTCTGGACTTTCTTGTCATCGCCGCCATCTTCGGAAATATAGCCGGCGGACTTGATACCGGGCTGTTCTTGGGCATAGCGCAAAAGCTCTTCAACCTGGCCGCTCAAAGTCTTGACTTGCTTTTCCAGCTCTGAATTATCTTCAGTTGCCGGCTCTTCAAAGTCGTGACCATGCAAAGCCAGTGTCTTTTGTTCATCGGTGAGATCCCCGACGTCTATACCCATGACTTTGGCAAAGTTTTTGTAAACTTCTTCTTTAGTTTTCATGGTGGATTTCTCCTGTGGAGTAATTTTGGATATAACTTGATTAGGCTCGCCGTCGTGCTTTGTAGCTGCCGATGCGTCCATAGCATCCTCTGGCGTTTCTACCTGTGGCTCTTCAGGCTGTGCCTCTTCTAACGAATTGATTGATTTGAGCGCCGCCAATACATTGTCAGTCATCATGCGCGGCTCTGCCGGCATGACTGTGAGACTGTCACGGCGCAAAGGCCATTTAGTAATCTGGCCGTTTTTTAGAACTTCTGTTTTCCCTGGGATCGATTCGGACGATGTACCAATGATGCCCTTTTCGAGCAGCGGCTCAATGGCCTGGACATAGGCATTACGACGGTCTAATGTTCGCTCCACCCATATACCAATCTCATCGGCTTTCTTGGTGGCCCAATCAATGACGCCCATGATGGCGTCACCGGGGCCTTTCTTATCGTATCGGTGCTCCCAGTCGACATATAGGCGACCGGATTTGGTATATTCGCTTTCGATGTCTGTTTCAGCGGTGAAATACTCGCCGTCAAGGTCTTTGCTCTTCTCATCGCCAAACAAGATCATGTAATTAGCGACCCGGATGCTTTCATCGTCAACAGACAGAGTTTTCAGCGGATTACGTCCAACATGCTTGATCTGGGCCTGTACCGATTTGGCAACCCATTCGACTTGTTTTTCGACATTTAGCCAGTCAGATTGATCAGCAAATTCGATTTCCCCTTCGCTCTCGGAATAGGGTACCTGATAGTATTCAGAGCCGGTATTGACAATCAAATAGTCGTCATATACGTCAACAACCCAGCTATCGCTGGCTGCAATCACTTCGGACACCGGACGAACGTCATACCAAGCATCTTCGATCCGGTTCAATTGGTCTCTAAGGCTTTCATCGGGCATAATATGCTCCTGAAACAAAAAGCCCGCCTCCGAAAAGGCGAGCTACAAAGTAGGTGACCTTCAAAGAGGCGGGCGGGTCTTCCTGTAGGGCTTGCGCGGCAAATGCGGGGCAAGCGTGGCCGGAAGTGCGGCCCTTTATTTAATTGTGATTACCCTGTAATTATATGATATATATGGGCAATATGTCAAATATCCTCAACTTACTTTTTCGGCTTCGCTCTCCACTTCCAAAATACGGTCAATTTCCCTGACGATCATCAGCAAGGCACGACGTACCACAGAAAGGAACTGAAGCTGCGTATTGGTCATTTGTGGATTAAGCTCATGTTTTTGCGCGGCCAATCAGGAACTACAATCGACCGCTGGGCGGTATTTCGTTTCACTAAAACTGTCCAGCATCTGCATCGGGGATGCGGCGGCACGCCTGATGCCGTCCAGCCTTCGGAGCGCAATATACCATGATTTGGTTCGCAAATCTCGCAGACATTACCGTCATCTTCGGTATACCAGATTCTATCTGTCTGTAAACCAAAGAAATTAAGGGCGTCTTCATAGATATCAATGCCGCGCTCGAAGCCCCGTGTCACCTCAGTAATGGCGATCATATCAGCACGCACCGGCGAAAAGCGAGACGCCAGCGAACCACGCAGGCCTTCGAAGTCAATCTCGCCAGCAAAGTAGCGTTGTAGATACTTCTGCAATGACATACGCGTATTCTCGTTGATATTGCTCACCAGATTGAAAGCGTAGGTGCTAGACCAGTTCTCAGCCTGATCAATGACGAACTCCCAATCTACGCCGATACCGCTGAATTCGGACGCGTTCATGGCACTTTCTTGCAACATAAACAATAATTCAACGCCCATAAAGGCGAGCATGACTTGCGCCCAGCCGTGCCAGAACTCGTTTCCGGGGTCTGTCGGCTGTTCTGTGTCCATCTCGTCAAACAGCGCTTCGTATTGATCGGAGAACGTACCAGCCATAAAAGCAGCCAAGCGCTCTTCGGCGTCATCTTTGGCGCGGGCGTTGGGATCTTTCTCGCCGGTTAGCGATACACGCTCAGGCATTATTCACCCTGGCTGTAAAATGCTCTCATTTCTAATTGCTCGTCATCACCGGCAGCGCTATTGATACTGGTCGCCAATGTATTCAAAAAGGCAAAGTACAGCGTTTTCTCAGGCGAGAAAGGCAAAGGTAATTGTGCATCACCTTCGCTGATAAACGCTACTGCGCCCTCATCGTCAGCCACCCAATCGCCAGAGGCGATGTCAACCACGCCTACCAAAAAGGCATAACTGGCCTGGTCTATCTTGGTATCTCCCGAACTAATAGACGGATCGGCGTCAAACACAAACAGCTTGCCGGTGGGTTGTAGAACAGTACCAGTACTGTCTTCAGTGGATATCAGGCTGACAGACAGGATTTCGCCGTGAATGTCCGGGCGGGCCAGCGTCAATGATACAGAGCCGCTGTAATCGTTCTGATCGACTTGTTCATCTGTGCCGACCAGCTCCAATATGCCGCTATCAAATATTCTTTTCTTCATAATTTACTCCTATGGGTATCTTTCCCAATCAATAGCATGTCTAAATATGCGCCGGACATCGCCAGTACTCTTGGCTCGGTCTAGTTGCGTACCAATGGCCGCCACGATACCAGGCGACAATGTGCCTTCGTGATCGAATTTGGGTGCTTTGGTTGTCCCTTTGATGGGGCGATTGTCTTTCAGCGCCTTCACTGCGTGACGCTCCCATTGATCGAGCATAGACTTGGCCGGATCGGGCTCGTTTGTATTGACTGCCAAAGGCCCATTATCGCCATTGTCCGACCCACCAAATGCAGGACGTAAGCTCGATTTATGTTCCTGATACTCGACAATAGCCTGCTCTAGCGCTTCCCAATCGATATCTGATGGCAGATCAAAACCCAATATCTTAGACCCTAACCAGGGCGGAATGCCGGCACGCTCCAAATTGACTAATGCGGCAGAGCGGTTGACTTCTTCTTCCTGGAATATCTGCTTTGTCTCGGGGCGGAACTCGATACGAAAGCCAAAGGGAGCGAAGAGCTGATCGTTCAGCACTCGCTCAATGAATTTTACCTCGATGACCATGCTGTCTGCAAAGCGCTTATCGCTCTGCCTGGCGGTGGCGAAATTGGCCGACTGATCGAATAATAGCGTTTGCGGTATATCCAGGGCAGTGGCGATGTCCTCGCGCTTCTCTTTGGTCAGCTCGACGTTAGACAACTCCTTGATACCCTCACCGACTACCACAGGCTTGACGTCATCGGCGTTGACAACTTCGGTCGCAAAGGCATTTTTGATGCCAGTTATCACCCGCTGATACCACTTTTTGAGCCGTGCCCGCTCTTCCGGCGCCGTGTTCTTAGGCACGGACAGGATAGCCGCCTTGATGGCGCCCCGCTCGAAGAATA